TATTTGAAGTTGAACCAATGTCTGACAAAGAGATCGAAGGATATTTAAGTCCAGGAGCAATGTATGATTTCTTTAGAATTAATCAAATAGGAATATTTAGAAGTAATGAGCACCTGCTAGAAGACTTTGCAAAGGTGTTGTACACATTAGCCATTGATGTATTTAACTCTGAAAATGTTAAGATGATTATTGAGTATAATACATACGGAAGTATCTTATTACAATATCTTACGACTGTATTTCCAAGCAGAAATGAATTCGAAGATGAAATGGTATTGAGATTCAAACATAGACATGATGCAAAGACATCTAAGCCAGGACTAAGACTTAAATCTGATAATAAATCAGTATTCTGCCAGAACTTTAAAAAGTTACTTGAAATGAACAGGATTCAAATAAACGATATTCAGACTGTTCAAGAAGCTAGCCTTTTTGGAATTGTTAGAAATGGAAGTTATGGCGCTCAGATGGGAAATGACGATGCGATAATGACATGTATTACAGCATCTGAATTTTTTGGAACAGTAGATTATGCAGATTATGTAGAGGAGATTTTAGATATAATAGAACCAGAAAAACATAATCTTATGGAGAAAGTTCTTTATAAAGACTCCAATCACCAGGGTGATATGCATTTCGATATATATTCCTTGTTGGATTAATTTAACAAACATTATTAGGTTTTATCATAAAGATTCCAAATAAACATAGATATATATATTAAAAAAATACATTTAAAAATTATGGCATTACAACCTCAATTATTGAATTTAAAGAGCTCTGGTGTATATCGTCTGGAGTTTGATAAATCTCAAACTGCAAACATCAACGTTGAGACGCTTAGATTATTAGTGGGACATTCTCGCAAGGGACCTTACAATACTCCAGTTTTAATAGACTCAGTTGAGACATTTACTAATGTTTTCGGTTCTATCGACAGGAGCCTAGAGAAAAAAGGAATGTTTTTCCACAGATCTTGTGTGGAAGCTCTTTCAAGAGGACCAATCTTAGCATTGAATCTAGGCCAATTTAGCACTGGAGTTGACGCAGACTCTGCATCATATCAAAGTTTATCAACAACCGGTTCTGTAACAACAAATACTGCAGTCGATAACACTGCAGATTATCCATTGTTCTTTGACAATGATAAATTCATGATTCCATCTGACACTGAGACATTAAACACTATCAATAATGACGCTAATCATATTCTTAATTTTGTTAACATAAAACAAGATCCTATAACTATAATTGTAAGACAGGCGCAAGGAGCTAAAGAATTTGATTTAACTGCCAGAGAATGGTATGGAGAAGGAAATGTTCCAGAGTACTTAAATGCTTTTGACAGAATGTCAGACTTTATGATTGACGTTTTTGTATTCAGAGGAGAATTCGACGCAGCTACAATGGCAATTGACCCAATCTATTCAGAATTCTTTACAGCAACAGGTTTAAGAAAAGAATTATTGGCAAAATTTGCAAACTTAAGACAAGTTAGCTTAATCGCTCAATATACTGGTTCTATCTTACCAGGATTTAAAGACCTTGAAGGAAGAAACTTATACATCGAAAGCATTATCAACGCTGAATCTAGAAGAACTGGATTATTTTGTGCAGTTGATGAAGATGCAGTGTTAGATGACACTGGAACTAACGTTGATTTCGTAGGACATATATACACTGCTATTAATACTGAAGTTCTATCGCATGTTGCTACAGGCACTAATAGAGTAACTGCCCATGCATTTACAGCAAACGATGCTACTAATTTTATTGCAGGAAATACATCATTTACTGTAGAATATGCAAATGCGACAGTAGACGAAACTTTTGAATTCCCAATTAAAATCGGTCAATACGTTAATGCAGCTGCCACTAATAGAATCACAAGAGTTAATAGAATTTCAAAAGTAGTTGGTGGCACTCATACTACTTTTACTATATCAACAGACGTTGAACCTTATTATAACAATGCCATTATAGATTCTTTCGAAAAAGTATCTGATTATTATAAAACATTCGTATTAGCTAAAGCAGAAGTTTCTGTTAAAGAGTTAAACGAATATCTTTCAGTTCTTTCAGGTGGTAATGGTTTATATGATGCGCTAGTTGACAAGGATATTATAGACTTTAGATATGTTGTTGATACTTTTACATCATACGACATCACTGGTTTAAATAATAAACATAATCTTTCACAATTAGCAAAAGATAGACAAAATGCATCTGCTATATTAAATGCACCAACAATTGCAGATTTTAAAATGTCTTCAAATCCTTCATTTACTGATTCAAACGGAATTTTCAACACTGCATACATTGCAACTGGAGGTAACTTAGATTTAAACCCATCGCAATTTTATACATTACCTAGCATTAATGAAGGTGCAAATTACGCATTCTCATATGGTCCAGGTTTAATAGTAAGCGACAATGGAAAAGATATTGTAGTTCCACCTGCGGCATATGTTTCAAATAACTATATTGACAAATACACCAGCGCTTTACCATGGTCAATTGTTGCAGGTCCAAGACGTGGAGTTGTTTCAGGGACTAATGTAAAAGGAGTTGAATATTCATTTGACAAGCCTGATAGAGACATACTAGAGCCATTTGGTTACAATCCAATTGTATTCCAAAGAGGAGTTGGTTTAACTATCTTAGGTAATAAAACTAACCAACAATCTATTAAATCTGCACTTTCATCTGCGCATGTTAGAGAAGTATTGATTTACATTCAAGATGGTATGGCAAGCATACTTAAAGATTATGTGTTTGAATTCAATACATCACAGACTAGACTTGAAATTAAAACTTTAGCTGATTCATTCCTAGAAGGTGTTAAACAAGACACTGGTATATATGAGTTTAGAAATGTAATGGATTCTACCAATAACACAAATGAAGTTATTGATAACAATATGGGTATAATTGATACCTATGTAGAACCAGTTAAAGGATTAGAAGTTATAGTACATAGAACGACTGTTTTAAACACTGGAGAGATACAATCTAGTTAATAAGATATATAATTAAAAATAAATATAAATAAATATGGCTTTACCACACTATAACCAAGACCAGACGTCTAGAAAAGGTAGAAATTTTGAACCAATTCAAGCTAACTTGTTTGAAGTTACTATACTTCCTCCTGCTGGAGTCGCGGATGCACCACTTTTATTGCAACATATTAATAAAATTTCAGGATTGGAATTGTATAAAGAGATAGCTGCGGTAGAACAGAAATATAAATGGGCTACTAGGTCTTTTGCAGGAATGCCCGATGGAACCGCCATTGACGTATCTATTGATTTCTCATTGAATTTGAATGAAGCAAACCAAGCATACGTATATAAAGCGTTAAGACAATGGTATAATTTAAGGTATGACCCAAACACTGGTACTATGGGCCTTAAGAAAGATTATGTCGGAACTATAGTTATTGTACAGTTCAATAGAGCCGGAGATATTTATAGAACAGTAACTCTTGAAGATTGTCAAATTACTTCAGGTTTACCTTTAACTGCTGAGTTATCATATGAGACTAAAGATGCAGCGTCTATGGAAGTAGTATGGCGATGTGATGCATGGAAAGAAGTTCTAGCATAAAAATATTTTATAAGATTAGGGATTTTTTTAGGAATATCCCTATTTCCTTATGAAACAAAAACATAATATAATGATATGATAATATAAATGAGCAAGTTAACAAAGAAGCTCCAGGTATTGCTCACTGAAGAAGAAGTAAATCTAATAAATAGAATAATACTAAGTGAAGCTATCGAATTCAATCAAAGACCTATATCAATATCAGCCTTTATTAGAGACCTAATTAGAATTGAGATTGACACAAAAACTGAAGACTATATTACATTCGATAAAATAGACATTAAAAAACTTAAAAATAAATAAAACATGAAGGACGAAGAAACAAATCTAGAAGAACAATATGAGATTATGATTAAATCAGATGAAGCAGCAGCAAAAGAGGCTCATGCCACAACGTATAAAGAAGAAGAACCAATTAACTTAGGAAGGGTAGACATGGAACGATTTGGTGGGCCTCAGGCTGAAACCGCAGATTTCCATTTAGGATATCACGAAGTCCCATTGCTTTCATTACCTTCAGCTGGAATGTTCTATCCAGAAGGAACTGTGATTTCAATTAGATCTGCTAAGGTTTCAGAAATTAGACACTTTTCAACTATAGACGAAACTAATGTATTAGATATTGATGAGAAATTAAATACAATAGTAGATGCTTGTACCAGAATAACATGTTCTGCTAAAAGACTATCATATAAAGATCTCTTGGAAGAGGATAGATTTTATGTAATACTTTCAATTAGAGACCTAACGTTTCCTGAACCCGAATCAAACTTAAAAATAGAGCATACTGATAAAAAGGGAGATAGACATGATATTGAAATTAAAAAAGAGTATTTTCAATACTTCAAGATTCCAAAGGAACTTGATAAATATTACGATAATGATGTTAAATCATTCATGATAGAAACAAGATCATTTGGAGTTATTGAGATGAGACCACCAGTAATCGGAATTATGCAAAAAATTACTGCGCATATTAAAGAGAAGCAACAAAAAGGTCTTAAAGTTGATCAGTCTGTTTTACAGATAATTCCATACCTACATAAGGATTGGAGAATATTCAATGATAAAACAATTTTCGATTTTGAGATTGAATTGAATGGATGGACGAGTAATAAATATAATTTAGTATATACGCTAGCCGAAAAAATGAAAGTTGGAATTAAACCAAATATGTTAGTATACTTAGGGGACGAGGAGGAAGAGGTTCCCATTACATTTCGCGACGGCATCAAATCTCTTTTCATTGTTCAAGATATCACTGGAGAACTTCTTTAAAACGAAGTTTCACATATACCTTAAACTACATTTACAGCCATCAGAGTTAGAGAATATGGAATACTATGAATTCCATTATCTCGTAAAAGATTTGATAGAGCATATTAAAGATGAAAATAAGGGAAATTCAGGACAAAGCGAAGGAGCATCGAATATGATGAATAACATGAAAGTACCAGATATTAAAATGCCAAGTTTTAATATGCCTAAAATGAAATAGAAAAAGGACCCTTAAGGGTCCTTTTTATTTTAAAATAAAAAAGATATATATGTTAAGGATGTTTTATCTTAAAAAAATTAATAAATGTGACTGGTAACACAAAACAATTCTCTCAACTAATAAGTCCACTTCAAAAGATACAAGAAGCAGCTGAATCAAATAATGTTGTCATTAATCAAATTGCCCAAATAGTTCTCAGTATTAACAAAAATACAATGGACACTGTACTTGAGCTTAAAAAACAAACGACAATATTAGGGGACATTAGAAGTATATTAAAGGGCCAGAATAAGTCTCTAGAAAAAGGTGCTGGTGCAAAAGGTGGTCCTAGTGGTGGCATGTTTTCTCCAATGTCGGCGAAGGACATAGGGCTTACTGCCATGATGATTTTAGGTGTTGCAGGGGCAATTGTTGGAGCAGCTGCATTGTTTACATTAGTTCCAGTAATATCAATAGGGCAATTGCTTACGGTACTTGCAGTTGCAGGTATATTTACATTAATTGCTCCCACGTTTGTTAAAATTGCAGATATTCTAGGCAAAAATTCAAGAGATATCATAGGTGCTGGGACAAAGAAGTATGATGTAAGTAATCCAAAATCTATGTTTGCTCTAGCTGGTTTAACTGCGTTGTCTATGATGGCAATTGCAATTACATTGGTAATTTCAGGAGCTATATTTGCTCTGATGCCAACTATTAGTGGAGCACAATTTCTAACAGCTCTCGCCATTGCCGTTATTATGGTACCTGCCGCTTTCGCGTTTATGATGATAATGAAAGCAATTAAAGGGGCTACAAATAAAGAACTTGTATTTGGGGCAATTGCAATACCATTAATCGCACTAGGTTTAGTTGGAGCAGCATACGCTTTTATGTTATTTCCAGATGATCCAAAATCGCCTGACCCTTTATGGACTCTTAAATCTGCATTCGCTATTGGCTTATTTGCAATAGGATTTTACTTTATAATGAAAGCAATTAAAGGGGCTACAAATAAAGAACTTGTATTTGGGGCAATTGCAATACCATTAATCGCAATTGCTCTAGTAGGAGTGGCATATGCATTTATGTTATTTCCAAAAGATGCTGCGAATCTAGCGGCACCTGACCCTTTATGGACTCTTAAATCTGCATTCGCTATTGGCTTATTTGCAATAGGATTTTACTTTATAATGAAAGCAATTAAAGGGGCTAATGTTATTGAACTTATATATGGTGGATTAGCAATACCGATAATTGCAATAGGCTTGCTTGCAGTTGCATGGATTTTCCAAGGGCTTTCGGCGATTAAAGAATATCTTGCACCAGAACCGATGTGGGTTCTTAAAGCGGGATTTGCATTATTAATATTTGCGATTCCATTTTTTATAGTTTCTAAAGCAATAAAGGGAATGGGACCAAAGGAGTTATTATTCATGACATTAGCAATTCCTGTAGTGGCCTTTGGGGTTCTTGCAACTGCATGGATTTTCCAAGGACTTTCCGGAATTGAATACTTTGCACCCGAACCTGAATGGGTTCTTAAATCTGGTTTAGCTATTGTTATATTTGGAGCAGTTATATGGCTTTCAAGCAAAACAATTGGAAAAATGAGTGCAGGCAAAATCACTAAAGCGTTGATTGGTGTCGCAGTTGCTGCCTTCGCCATAATTATAGTTGCACAATTATTTCAATATTTACCATCAACATTCACTTCCCCTCCATCAGATTGGTCAATTGCAGTTGGAGCAGCTCTTGGTGTATTCGGAGTGGCAATAGCAGCAGTCGGAATAGCAGTATCTACTTTAACCCCAGTTACACTTCTTCTAGGAGCGCTTGGAATTATAGTTATCGCAATTGTTATAGTTGCGGTTGGTTGGATTCTTGCAGGACTAGCGCCAGTAATGCCAAAACTTAAAACTGTTGCAAATGGATTTGTAGACATAATGTTAGCCCCAGTACGCGGTATTATTAGTGTATTTAAACAATTTAAAGACGACATAGGTATTGAAAATATGATTCCTCTAGCAGTTGGAGTCGCTGCCCTTGGAGGCGCTTGGTTAATATTTTCAGCCGCAGTTGCTGGTGGAAGCGTTGCAAGTTTATTAGGAGCTGCAGCAGGAGCAGTTACTGCAATCTTCGATGGAATAGGTAAACTCTTTGGCGGAAAAAACAAATCGCCACTTGATATATTAAAAGAACTTGCTATAATAGGACCTAAGGTTCAAACATTGGCTAATCCATTACTCAATGTAGGAATAGGATTTGCATCGATTAACGCTTCAGCAGGTGGAGTAATTAAAGCATTTGAAGCAGCTGTGAAATTTTCAGAGATCGACTCTTCTGATTTTAAATCAAACGCAACGTCTTTTAGAAGCATTTCTAATTCATATATTGGTATTGCAAAAGCTAGTAAGGCTATGAATATTAAAGCAATTGACGCAAGTACTAATATGTTTAAGGCACTTACTGATTTAGCTAAAAGTGGTGCAGAATCTGCAATGTCAGTTCTAGCTGAAAAATTAATGTTAGCTGTAAAAGAGCTAACAGGGGCAGCTAAAAATCTTGAAGATAGTGTAAATACACAAGGTAACGCAACCAATACATATACTGATGTTATTTCTAAAACTATGAATAAGGTCGGAGAACTTGTGACTGGCACTAAAAAAACAACGGGAGCACCAACACCAGAATCCAAAGACGTAATGGATATTAAACAGCTTATTGCAGCAATCACTCAACTAGAAGAAAGATTTGACACTGCGATTAAAGTTAGAGTCGTACCAGGAGAAACCTTTTAATGATTGTTCATATAAAATACAACACAATATACAAAAAACATATGTTAACTAAAGAATCAATTGTCGCGCATCTATTGGATGCTAAATTAATAACAACTGCAGAAGCTGTAGTTCTCCTTAAAGTAGAAGACTTTAATGGAATAAGATTTGTTCCTATAATTACAGAAAATAAATGGGTTGGTCCGGGCCCATCAAACCCCCCATATACTACTCCAATAACAAAACCAATGTTCCCTTACTGTGTCAGTACTAGTACTGACACAAACTGTGTCAGTACTAGTACTGACACAACTCAGTTTAGTATTACAACATCGTAAATTACAAAATAAATTCTAGTTTAACCCTGCCCTTTATATGATTTTTTATAATTATGTGCATTTTTATTATTAGACGTTTTAGTTTTAGAATGAACCCCTTTTCTTTTCTTTGTAGCTTTGTTGAAAGCTCCCGTTCCGCCAGCTGTTGCTTTTGCCATTTTAAATTTTTAAATTATATATTTAAAAACCCCAGGAAAATATCGAATATATAATAATTATATGAAACGAATTAAATTATACGAGCAATATCTAGAGGAGAGGAGTGGAGAACTTTTCAATCCGAAAAGAAATGTTCCAATTACCATAAAGCCATCGAATGATAAAGAATTAAAAAAAGAATTCTTTGAACTCATATCTATAGCATACTCTAACATTGGAGGTCACATTAAAGTAAAATCACCAGAAGATGTATTTAAAGATCCTGATTGGAATTATTGGGAGGGGGTCGACATACATGGAACTAATGATTTCGACATAATTATGTTTGGAGAGAAAACTAAATTTGGGCTTAAAATGTCTGGAGTAGGGCATGATGGAACAAAGGACACAAAGAGAAGTTACATGGATGCCAGGGGTAAAGACCTCAGAAAACTTGGGCATTATATAGAAGTTTCAGGTAAACTTGCAGAGATTTTAATAAATAAATACCAAGACCCTATAGTAACTGATCAGGAAACCATCGAAAAGGTTTTAGGTAAAAAAGTTACTTGGATAGGAAACCTAGAAGGATCCACCGGAGGCGGATGGTATAGTCGAACAATAGGTGGTGGAGAACATCATAAAATAATGTTAGGAAGACCAAAAACATAATATGAAAGCATTATTTTTACATGGGCTTGAAAGCAAGCCAAGAAGCTACAAGTCTAAATTTCTTTATAAATTTGATGTTGAAAGCCCAGAAATGGACTATAACGATCCCGGAATGTTTGATGAAATATTGTTGAAGATACAAAATAATAGACCAGATGTTTTGATTGGAAGTTCTATGGGAGGTTGGTTTGCATATTGCCTTTCAACTCTTACCGGAATTCCAACTATTATGTTTAATCCTGCAGTTCATAGCCGCTCAATTGAGCCCAGTGTTAAAACTGGTAATTTTAAATCAATTCACACTGTAATTCTTGGACGAAGTGATAATTCAATTAATCCTGATGAAACTTTAGAATGGATTAAAACAAAAGGAGGAACATTTAATGTTAACTTTGAAAACATGGGGCACCGTACCCCAATTTCCGTTTTTAAGAAATATGTAATGCAATCAGGTTATCTTAATGAAATGCAGCGAATAAAAATGTTTGAAGAATTTAAAACTTTAACAAAACTTTAACACTTTAAATTTTCATGTTAACCCTAAATTGATTAGATTTACTTATAATAATTAATTAAATACATGAACCCAATATCCATTTTTTACGAAGAACAAAAGAAATTTTTTGCAAAACAAACTAAATACGAAAAAGAGCATTCTGAAAGGGATGAAGAAGGTAATATTATTGAAAGAGCGATTATGCCTCATAAAGGCTATACTTTTTCAATGTCCTATAATGCCCTTGAGAATGCGATGGAAAGGTATGCGTTGCAAAAAATTGAGGAGTATAAATTAAATGCTCTATAACTTATGGCTAACAACCACAAACAATGCAACTCATTAAAATGGTTATAATATCTGAGTATTTGTGTTTAGGCTTTTGATTAGAATTACAAAACAAACTTTAAACAATATAAAAAATGAAAATAATATATATATATGGAGCAGACTTTAAATATAATGTCACGTACTGATTTGTCTAGTGTTAACGTTCTTGTTTCCACTGGAGTTGTACGTCAAAATGATGCCGGAACATATCTGGTAATTGAAACAAATAAAGAAGAACTAATATAAAATAAAAAAATAAATGGAAACAAATAAAATAGGAATTTTCATGTTAGCGATGCTAACTGTTGTATTGATTGCAATCGTAGTTGCATTACCTGTACAATTATTATGGAACCACTGTTTAATTTCTGCAGTCGATGGAGTCAATCCAATAGGATTTTGGCAAGCTTTTGGATTATATATGATGGCTAGTCTCTTATTCAAGAAAACTACTAATAAATAAACATAATATGACATATCATATTTTCGAGTATGTATTGATCGGTTTTATTTATTCATTGTCTATGAATATTATCAATACATATTTTATAAAACAATTACCACCCCCAACATTAGATATAAGAAAATATACAATTCTTGAGGTTTTAATATTAATTGCATTTTGGCCATTTTTTATAATTTTATTTATAATCTCTTTATTTTCACCTAAACAATGATAGGAAAATTAGCAATCGTAGGTCCTGCAGCCACTGGTAAGGATTATTTAAGAAAGAGTATGGAGGCTAAAGGCCTAGTTTTTGGGGTTTCAACTACTACTAGACCACCGAGGAATACTGAGGTTGAAGGGACTGATTACTACTATGTAACAAATGAAAAATTCGATAAATTAATTAGTGAAGATAAATTCATGGAATGGCAGGATTTCAATGGATGGAAGTATGGAATTACTAAAGATGAATTCGAAGTATGTGACGTCATGATTTTAAACGCCGAGGCAGTCACTCTGCTTAAACCAGAGTATAGAAATAGAATCTTCGTTATATACTTAGACATTCAAGAACATGTTAGAAGGGAACGTCTAGGGCAACGTGCAGACACTAGTGACTTAATCGATAGGAGAATTAATGCAGATAACACCCAATTTAGAAACTTTTTAGATTTTGATTGTAAAATAACTAACGAACACTTTTAAAAATAAATAAATCATAAAAAACAAAAAGCATGGCAAAAATTAAAACGAAGACTGCAACTAAATTAAAAGATCTTAGAGCTCAATTAGAAGTAGAAGTGAATACATCTCAAATTGAACTAGCAGATAAAAAATATACAGTAGTTCTAGAAAACACACAAAACATTAATGCAATTCTTAAGCAAATTGATAAAAATTATCAATGGAGTATTAAAAATGCAGCATATGTTATTAATTTATATGATACTCTTGCTGAACAAAAGAAATTAAATAATGTTTCAAATGCAGGTAAAACAACAGTAGATCTCAATGGAGTTCAATTAAATCAACTTTACATTATTATTACAAATATCACTGGAACTGGAGTCGAAGCGGCAAGAACTTTTACAAGATTGCTAACAAACATTGGAGCTCAGCTTACAGGGGCTTTAAATGAAATGGCAGCTGCAAACAAGGTAATTCAAGAGAAACATGTAGAATTAGCAGAGCTTGATGCAAACATAGAGAAAGAAGAGAAAGCAACCGCAGAAATTGGACACGGGGGGATAGTAGAATAGTTTTTATGAAAGTATTTGTAACATCTAATCAGCAATTCGGTCGCCCCGGTGCTATTAAAGCATATAAAAGGTCGTTCTATGATGTACATGAGATGAACGAAAGCCTAGTAGAATCCTGGAATTCAGTAGTTTCCGATGATGACACTGTATATGTTTTAGGTAACTTTGCATGGGATCCTGAGACTGCTGAACTGATGCTTAGCCGATTAAATGGTACCATTTTTAATATTACTGGAGAATATGACAAAGCTATTATAGAATTAGATGAGAATTCTCTAGGACGCCTTGACATTGGGCTATTATATAACGTAATTGAAGAGATTCCTACGTATAATGCAGTTATATCGTATTGGCCACTTCTAGATTGGCCTTCAAAAACTAAGGGTTCATATTCAATCATTGGACATCCTAATAAAAAATACAAAAGTGACCACAAGTCTCGTATAATAAATTGCACATGTGATTTATGGAACTTTAAACCTGTTGAAATTTCTAAGATTATTGAACTTTTTGATGAGGCTAAAGCTTTAACAAAGATTTAACACTTTAAATTTTCATGTTAACCCAAAATTGATTATATTTACTTATAAATAAAAATTATGAATAACTTAAACGATTATAAAACTAAATGGGATTCTTTACGAAAACCTAAAATAGTAGAACCTACTGATTTAGAAAAAGTAACCAATAATGGTTGGGCTTTAGAATTAGTAAACGAAAATATGTTTTCGTAAACTTTAACACTTTAATTTTTCATATCATTTAATCATATACATTTATGCCAACTTACAAAGAACTTACTGCGAATTTTTTACAAACGCGTTCCGATTCAGACTTTACAGCTTTATTCTACAAAGTAAAGCCCGGACTTACATCATATATTAATAAGATAGTTAAGGACAGAGAAATGGCTAATGATATAGCAGTGAACACTTTAATTAAATTGTGGACTAAAATAGATCAATATAACCCACAGTATCAACTCACAACCTGGCTATATCGCATTGCATTCAATGATGCGCTTGGGCATATCAGTGATAGAAAGAAGCGAACATCTTTAGATACTCTTTCAGAGTTTGGCGTTGAAGTTAGCGATACTGGTGAAATAGTTTCAGGATTGAATGGGGCGTTTCAAGATTATGAGATGAAAACCGAACTGGATTTCTATGAAGAAGATGATGAATTAATGGCACGATATGGAATGGCCCTTAATGAAATTGACAATCTTAAAGATATGTACAGAGAAATTGTAGTTGACCGTTTAATTAATGGAATGAAATATGAAGATATTTCAACAAAATATAAGTTACCTCTACAAACCATTAAGAATAGAATTCGCAGAGGTAAAGCCATCATCGAAGAAAAAATGTTAGCATAATGGTTGTTGTTGTTTATAGGAAAAACGAGAGCTCTAAAAAGAAGTACATGAAGATTTTTCCAAATGAACAAAATCCTGATGCCATTATCAATGAAAAAACAAGGTCTCCTTTGATCCCCCATGATTATGTTATCGACGAAATAGGAGTCGGAACATCTTTTATTGAGAAATACAAAAAGCAATATAGAATTTTAAAACATGAAGTTAAACTTTAACAAAACTTTAACACTTTAAATTTTCATGTTAACCATAAAATGATTTCTTTAATGCTTCTATTCTTAATGAAAACTACCAATATACTAATAAGCCAATGACATTTGATTGGAATCCAGACACTAACGAAATAGAATTTATTTAACAAATGAAATGAGTATGAAAATTAAAAATTTTAACAGATTTACACGGTATGCTGGTTCTAAATTACATTTTATTGAAAGGTTTAATGATATAACTGCTAGTTTAGATCAGAAAATATATGTTGAGCCGTTTTTTGGGTCTGGTGCTATATTTTTTAACTTAGACAAGGAGTATGACAAGTACATTATAAACGATATTAATCCACATGTTATTAATGCAGTTAAGTCCTTTAGAGATGGAACTTATAAATTTTATAAGGAAATATTAGAAGATGTCAATGTTAAGTTCGGCGACATTAAAACAAATAAAGAGGCTTATTATAATTTTAGGAATTCATTCAATAAAGAATTCTTTGATAAAAATAAAGACGTAATAAAAGAAGGATTTATGTTTCATATGTTAATGAATTCTTGCATCAATTCTCTAGTCAGGATTGGGCCTAACGGATTTAATCAATCGTACGGTAATTGTTTATATGTTTTAGATGAGAAAACATTTACAGAAGTAAATAGGAGATTGAATATGAATGTTGAAATAACATCAATGGACTATTCAGAACTGATAAAACAGAATGACTCGGAGAACACCTTATATTTCTTGGATCCGCCGTATTTAGCTAGGAACTCAGTAGGATATATTAAGACTTATGACGCCAAGTCAGATCTTACTGACTTTATATGCATATTGAAGCAACTTAAAGGAAAGGTGATTTATACTGACATCGAATGTGATATACACGCCACACTTGAATGGGATTCACATAAGACAAAGATGTTGAGTAGTATATCGCCACTAAGAAGAGGACAAGAATCGAATCAAGAGGTTTTCTTTGCAAACTTTAATGCAATTGAAACAAAAAGAGAAATTACGCTAGAGCTCTTTTAAAAATAACAAAATGAAAGTACTCATATATAAAACATTAACAATTCTGATTTTAAAGTCTGACTTTCTTCAATTTAACATATAAAAAATGATAAACAATCTAGAATTTATTAAACCTCTTCTAAACTTTGAAAAGCCCGGTGACTTTTATATGCTATACGTATTCAAGCGTAAAAAAGATCAGCCTATTGGTGAAAGAGACAACCACCAATCAGTAAGAGCTATTAAAACTTATTGTATTGAAAGTATTACGCATCTTGAAAGCAGGTATGAAGAAGTTATTCAATTATGTGAAATGTTTAAAGCACGTGCTTATATTCATGTTCAAAAACAAAACCATCATGACGTAAGTTTAAACATGATGGTTACATTAGCTCAAAGAATTCAAGATAAGAACCATAATCAAAAGAATCTGTTTGACTCAGTAGTTGGGCAATTAAAAACTCAAGAGAAAAGATGGATTGTTGATATTGATGATGTTGATGAAGTTAGCCCTATAATGTTAGCATACATTGACCATGAATGTAAACCGTATGGGAGTAAAATTGAATCAATCATACCAACTAAAAGTGGTTTTCATTTAATCACAAAAAAGTTTGATGTTATGAAGTTTAAAGAAAAATATCCGGACTTAGATTTACAAAAGAAAAATCCAACTTTGCTTTATTACCCTAATAGTTTAGAAAATGGAAAATAGAAACGAATTTTCAGAAGTTGATGGGCTATATAATGTTAACCAAAAATTGATTAGATTTACTTATAATAATCAATAAAGAAACAAATGAAAAAACTAAACGAAGATGAAGCTCAATTAATAGAGTATAAGTCGTCATACAACGGTGATATAAATGTTGCAACTGAAGGCTATTTGTCATTTGACCCAGACTTCGACATTGAAGAGTCCGGAAGTTCTGAGAAATTCTTTATGTTTTCTGTTGATATAGCTGAAGGTAACGGCGGAGATGATT